GATTTTCTGAATTCTTCTGTTCTGAATATCTCATTTCTTTTTTCTTGAGACTTATTTATATGGAGTGTTGATTTAACTCCCCATTTTTCTAAGCAAGTTTCTTCTTTCTTCTTTTTAATATCAGTATTCTGTGAATGGTGATCCTCTCCCCATTTTTCTAAGCAAGTTTCTTTTTGTTTTATTATAAATTCCTCTGTTTTAGAGAAGTTATCAACATTCCAGTTTCTAATTGAAGTTTCTTTATACTTTTCTTTAACTTCTTCATTTTGAAGGACATGTTCAACTCCCCACTTTTCTATATTTGTTTTCTTTCTTTTTTCTAAAATTACTTTTAACTTTTCCGGTTCTATTTTCTTTCCTTTCATATGATTCTCAATATTCAAATTCAACATAGTTTCTTTGAATTTAAGAGTACCACATTCTTTTGAACAAGCCCATTTTCCTTCTTTACAAGTTCTATTATAATCTACGAACTTTCTAATATGTTCTTTTCCACAGAAATCGCATTTAACTTGTACTTCTACACTTATAGATTTTGGCAGATCTTCTATCTTTATAAGAATTATTGACAAATAAACATCATATCCAAGATTGGAATAATGTTTAAGTTTTTTATTTTTAAAAGTTTTAACCTCTACTTCTTTAGATAATATCATCAATATTATATATCAAAATTAAGGTTTAAAGTTATTTGCCATTGAACTCATTTGGCTCATATATGATCCAGGATTGAAATTAGGCATGGATTTATTCTGTTGATCTTCTTCTTTATTTCTCTGCTTTTCTTCTTCATCAGTAAGATCATTTATAATAGAAACGCTCTCTTCTAACATCCAAAATGGCCAATCGTTCATTGAACACTCATTTACATGATAGTGCTTCTGAAGAAGTAGTTTATTTTTTAATAAAGCTCTCAAAGGCATCATGAATAACGAAAAGACCTGACGATCCGTTGGGAAATGTCATTTCAGTGTGGATCTCCACACCACACGAATAACATTGTTTTTTTAATTCTTTTATACCAAAAGTCATTTTACTTACAGCAGCATTCAAGAATTGGAAAGATACATCATCCATTTCCTGAAATTCTTTGAGTTTTGCTTTTACTCCATCATTTGTTATAGAGTTTCTACCATTTAACATAAATGGTATTATTTTAAGGAAAGCAAGATTCGCTTGTCTTTTTTCTTGATTTTCCTTAATGATATAATCAGTAAATGATTTTTGTATTCCAATATTAGGTGGTGTAAGTTCAAATTCTTTATCATTTATTGTTCTGAATATGAATGTTCCTTTTCCCTTTGAATAGAAGTTCAAAAGTTTTTCATCTATTTGATGGAAAGCAAAATTCTGTCTTTTTAATTCAATTGAATTTTCTGCACCACAAGTACAAGTAAGCGTTACAGCCAATGAATTTCCCTTTTGAAATGTAAGTTCTCTTATAAGGAATATAGTATAAAGTCTATCTTGGTCCTTTAAATCCAAGAAAGATCCCATTTTACCATCAGAATATTTTATTCTTACACATGATTGTAACATATCATTCATCTTTTCAACAATATCATAGAAGTTATTGTCATCGACCATTGAATAAGATTGAATTTCTTTTACTTGTGCTGCTCTTACCATAAGAGCGGTTCCAGCTGGATAGAACATTCCACAAGGAAGTTCTTTTACATCAACTGATACAAATTGTAAATCTTCGACTCTTGACGAGTTTGTTTGATTATTTGTCATAGAATCAAATATATCAGTTGGAGGTTTTACTTTTTGTGATTCTATTTCTTGTATGTGTTGTTTTAGATATTCTTCTTCAGACAATTTATCATTAGACATATATTTGTAATTATTTTTTGTAATTTATATATACAAATAATATTTTGCCCCTTTTAAAAAATATTTATTGTATTAGTATAGTTTCTCAAATTTTATTTTTCCACAATCCCATATTTTAGGAATGTTTAAATTCTTTTCGGATATTCCAGTTCTTGATTTTCTAAAAGATGATTTATGGATTCTAACTTTTTTAGAAATATATTTATAATCTGGTTTAGTTTCATATATCTTAGTGAAATTCAATTTTTCATATAATTCTCCTACTGACCAGTCTTTATCAGCATAAGATATTATTCTATTTGGTGAATTCACTTCGATGAAATAATTCAAGAGTTTAGAAGCACCTCCAATGATAGAATATTCTAACTTATTACAGAATCTCGAAAGATTCCATTCTTTTGATGACATGGTTTTTCTTCCTTCAAATCTATCAAAACACATTATTGATACTAATTCATTTTTATAATAAAGTCCGTAGGACAATTTTATACTTGAATATGATCCTTGGATATGATTTTCTTCTAAAAAACTTTGTGTTTCTTTAAAATTAACACTCTTTATTTCACATTTTCTTCCACCTATTTTAGTTGATAGATTAAGTAAATTTCTTATCTGACTTTTAATTATATCTTTCTTTAAATCCCAGTCATCCTCCCATATGTGTATTATTCTTATTCCCTTATTCATAAAGAAATTTGTTTTTTCTATGTGATACTTTTTGTCCTTAAAAATATCAGAATGATAATAAAGTCCGTTGAATTCAAATCCAATTTTATAATCTGGAATATAAATATCAATTTCTAAAACATCTCTCCATTGTTTTATACATTCAACGCCGAGAGATTTAATAAATTCCAATAACTCTTTTTCTTTTAGTGATGATGATTCTCCGATAGGATTACAAACAGTGCAAATATTTTCAAATTCTTCCTTTCTTGATGAATAGTTATTTTTATGTATAGAGAATGTGTGTCCTAATTCACACTTAAATATAGAAAATCTATCACCTGCGTATTCGATATAATTTAGATCCTGTGATAATTTATAATGCAATTTTCTAAATATCTCACTTTTTGTATTTGAATCAGATCCCCAATTTTTCTGGAGTGTTTCACCTATTTTTTCTGATATTTTTTCAGAAGCAAATCCAGTGCCTCCCCATTTTTCTAAATTTGTCAATTTTATCTTTTCTTTTATTGATTCTAATTTAGCAGGAGTTTCTGTGCCCCATTTTTCTAAGTTCGATTCAATTATTTTTTCTGATATTTTTTCTGATGCAAATCCAATACCTCCCCATTTTTCTAAACTTGTTAACCTTGCTTTTTCTTTTACTATTTCATTTTGCATTGGATTCTCAACTCCAAATTTTTCTAAATTGGTTTTCTTTGATTTTTCTTTAAAATGGTCAGTTTGTGTGTAATTCTGGACTCCCCATTTTTCCAAATTTTTTGATTTTATTTTTTCTTTTATTTCTTCCGATTGAAAAATATTACGAATACCTGATTCTTCGAAAAGAATCTCAGATTTTTTTTGATAAGAACATTTTTGAGAACAAGCATATTTTTCCCCAGTTTTTAAACTCTTATTATAATTACTATAAGATAATTTTTTGACATTTCCACAGAAATCACATTTTACTTCTATGATAACATTAGAACTATTTGATAAATTTTTGATTGGAACTGATAAATCACTATCAATAACTGGATCATATCCAAGTTTTTTGTAAAAACTATAGTTTTTCTTAGTAATAGGAATATCTACTTCTTCTGTTATTAGCATCTAATTTATATACTTTTCTCTTTTCTATTTAGATCATTCAATATAGTTTCAATATTTTTATAATCATGAAATGGTATCCTGATCAATTTAATATTTTTTAAAATACAATATTTATTTTTAATTCTATCATTTTCTCTTATATACTCTAAGTTTCCTTCACCAAAATACTCATTTTCCACAAAGTGATGCTCTCCATCATATTCAATACACATATTCAATTCCGGTAAATAAAAATCAAATCTTAATCTCTTAACTCTTTTACAATCTTCAAATTCATAATTTCTTTTGAATTGAATATTTATATTTTCTAAAAAGGATTTTACTCTATCTTCTCCTCTCGATGTAGAATTACACTCTGAACAACCATGTCCATATTCATGAAAATAAAGATATTGAGTAAAGACACCGTGATTTGGACAAACTATATTGATAAATCCCTTTGTAACCGATAAATTTTTATACTCGTATTTGTTATTATGAATATTTTTGAGATTCTCTAATCTTTCTGGACTTAGTTCTGTTAGTTTATGTTTATCCCTGGAACAAGCATCACATCCTTGTTTCATATGTATGTGATTACTAACTCTTATCGTTATTTCACCGTGATTTGGACATATTATAATTATTTTACTTCTTACATTTTTGAATTCAGTTTTTGAATAATCAAATTTATTTCCATGTATTTCTCTAGACTTATCAATGAATTCTTGTTTTGTTAATTTTTTCATCTTTAATATATATTAAATTGTATGTCTTTTGGAAAAAAGTCAGTTTTTCATATCAATATATAATAGAGACTTAAATAGATATGATATATAAATCATAACTAAATAGTTAAATAAAAAATAATTTAGATAAATGCCATTACCACATTTTACTCAACTCCAAATGACGGGTTCGCCTGGCGGACCTGGTACACAACCACAAGAGGTAGTTTATAAGAATCTGTTTGAGATTACTTTTATATTACCTACAATATTACAAGCACAAGGTAGAGATGCTGTTCTTTTACTTCAACAGGCTTCAAGTATAGATTTAGGTCTGACAAATAAGACACTTGGTACTACTACGCAGAAGTTTAAATATACTGATAGAGCATTTGTTAAGGCAGGACCTGATTCAACTACTACTGAACCGAGTATAAAGTTCAATGTGAATGTTAATAACCAAGGTTCAATGGAAGTTTGGAATACGTTAAGAGCTTGGTATGATCTGGCTTGGAACTCTCAGAACGGATATTTACATTATAAGGCAGATCTTATAGGAACTATTATAGTAAATCAACATGATAAAAAAGGTCTCGTTTTAAGAAGAGTTACTTTCCAGAACTGTCAATTAACTGATCTATCAGGATTTGGTGCACTAGAATGGGCTGGAAGTGGAGATCTTGATAATGTTACTGGAAAGTGGATTTCTGACTACTTCATTGACGAGTACATTGATAATAACTTTACAATATCTCCACCATTTGTTGCTGGTTACTAAAATTTCAAAAAGTAATTTTTTGAATATTGATATTCAATTGGTGAAAAAATAATTCTTTTTAAAAAACAAAAAATCCGATAATTATCGGATTTTTTTATATATAGTAGTATGAAGTATATAAAATTATTTGAAAAATTTATTGAAGATCCAAAATTCTATAGATTCAATCAGTTTGATTTATTAGGAGATAATCAATTAATGCAATTCACACCAAAACTTAGAAAAATGGTGGGTCCTGAAAATGTAAATAGAGTTTTAGTTAAAAATGGATTTCCAGATAAACATAGATGTGTTCATTTTATGGATTCTTTGGCCTTTAATCCAGATTATAAAGGTCTATACGGAGATTTCATATATGAGATTCAGATTGACGATCAATCTAAATTAGGTTGGTCTTTTTTCTGTTTTATCAACGATTGGTTTTATAAAGGGCATTCTATTTATAGTGAGAGAAATAATCCGGCTATTCAAGATTTATTGAATTCAGAATATAAAGATTTGAATTATCCATATGATGATGATCAAGGAGATTTAGATAAAATGGCTGAGTATTGTATAGAATATGAAGTTATTGGAACTGGAACAATTGAAGACTTGAAAAAGAGTAAGTTTTTTGGAAAACAAAAACTATTTGTTTGGACAGATAGTGATGTTATTATTAAAAAGTATGAAGCTCCAAAAAAGGAACCAAAGTCTTATAAAAATGAACCAGTCTTAACAAAGAATGATTTTTTAGAAAGAGGAATTGAACCTCAGAGAATTGGAGAATTTTGGAAATCTGAAGTAGGAAAAAGAATAAGAAGTGAGAATTTAGATAGGAAAGAAGCTTTAAAATCACTTGAGGATTGGATAAAAACAGTCTTTTAGATTTGATTAAGTAATATATATGTCATAGTAAAAAGTAAATTAAATATGAAACATTTAAAATTATTTGAAGATTTTGAACAACCTAAAGGAACGGGTAAAGAATCTTTTTGGGAAGCTGAAATTGATGATGAGACTATTAGACTTACTTTAGACGATATTTTAGATTATTTAGACAATGGCAGAGAAATGGATCCTAATGAAATTAAACATCTTTTAATTGATGTTAAAAGAGATCCTAATAGAGTACAATCTGCTGATTTAAAATATCCGGTTATTCTTTTATCGAGTAAAGGAGAAATCAAATCTATTTTAGATGGTCAACATAGAATTGTAAAGGCTTTAGAAAACAATGAGATGATTAAAGTTAGAATTTTAGATTTAGATTTAGCTCCTGAAAATTTTAAAATAGTATTTAATATATAATTTATGAAAACAGACAATTTTAAATTATATCTTGAGTCTAAGATAACAGCAGATGATCTATTAGATAGATTAGAAAGTAAAATAAATGAGAATATCATTACTGATTTTAAATCTTTCTTAGATAAAGGAAAAACTATAACTGAAAGTGTATTTCAAAAAATATCAGATTGGATTCTAAAACAACTTGAAGTTGAATCCTATGTCTTTGAAAAGATTATTGAGAATTTGAAAAGATATAGTAAAAAAATCTTTGAACTTATATTAGCAGTATTAAAAAGAGTAAAAGATTTTAAAGAAAAATATCCTAAACTATTTAAAGCAGTTGTTATTGTATTTACTATACTACTTATTATTTTAATAACTGCTGTAGTTGCTTATTCACAAACAACAGGACAACCTGTTAGTTTAGAAGAATTTGGAATTGATTCTGGGTTGTTAGATGCGATGATAGGATTTTCCGATGATTTGGATCTTGATGTTAAAACACAAGCAGCTTTAATTGATTTAAAAGATGGATCAATAGATTTAGATTGGAATAATAAAGAATTATCAAAGAAGTATATTGAACAAATAAGGAAAACTATGATTGAAGTGAAACATGAAGATTGGTTTTGGCAAAAATTTAGTTATTGGAAAGAAATTGGTGAGAAATATGTAGATGTGATACATAAAAAGGTAACAATGAGTGGACCGAATTCAAGTTTTCAACAAGATACTTATAGTTTTTACACAAAAAAAAATTGATATGAATGAAATATAAAGAAGAATATATTAACTATATGATTGATTTAGTTAAAAAATTTGTTTGAGCCAAGTTTCTTGGTAAAAGACGAAATTTCAATTTTTATATATTATATATAAAAAAAAATAAAATATGATAAATGAGACACTTAAATTATTATGATAAAGAATTCAACAAAAAAATTGAAGAAACCACTCCAACTATTGCTCTGAAAATGACCGAAAGTAGTGAATCAGAATTTTCACATTTTTTAGAAACAGAATTCATAGAAATGTTTGAGGAAATAATTTGGTCTACAACTTTTTCTTTGATAAAAGAAGAAGTGAATGTTAAGAAATGGTTAGGAGATAAATGGAATCAGATGAAAAGTAAAATTAGTAGTTTTTTACAAAAGATAGGACAATCTCTGAAAGATTCTATTGTTGGTAAATTAATGAATACTTTAAAAGAAAAAGTTAAAAGTATTGAAAAAGAATGTCTTTT